CGCTCAAGGCCTTGCCGCAGCTGCAGGACCTGGCGCGACAGGCACAAGGGGAGGGGGTGGCATGAGCCCGCCGCGGCATGAACGCCGGGTGACGATCGCGCGCCGTGTCTGGCGCGACCGGCCGAGCCACGAGCCCGACGCCGTCAACTGGCTCAGGGACGTGCTGAGCGCGCAGGGCTTTGACCTCACCCGACCGATCGCGCGTGGAGAGGACCCCATCACCGGGGCCTATACCTTCGCACAGCCGGAGGCCCCCGCATGCCCCGACTGACGCCGGCGCAGAAAGCGCGCACCCTGGACTATGCCAGTGTCTTCGGCACCGACGCCGGCCAGCGTGTGCTGGAAGACCTCTATCGCAGTTATGGCCGGCGCATCAGCTATAGCAAAGGCGACTCACACGAGACCGCCTACCGTGAAGGACAGCGCAGCGTGTACCTGAGCATCCGCGTCATGCTGCAGTTAGATCGTCTACCCGAGGAAGACCCGGAGGAGGACACCGAGGTATGAAAGAGCTGGCCTTATCGCCCCATACCGCCGCCACCATGAGCCTGGCCGCGCTGCTCGACTTGGCCAAGGGCATCGGCTTCGACGTGGCGCACGATATCACCGTGCGCCTGCACCAGGGGCACTATCTCATGCAGCAACTGGAGGCAGAGGACTTCCCCGACACCGAGCCCTTCATCACGGCGCCGATGCCGTTGGGCGATGCCCTGCCGTTCCCGACCGCCCAGGAGGCCGACGACGACGCCAAGGACCCCGACGACGAGGACGACGAGGACGACGCCGCCGCCGACGACCCCAAGGCGCCCGAGGAGCCCAAGAAGCCAGCGGACCAGGAGGCCGAGGCCGTATGAACCCGCGATTTTTCAGCAAGGACGCGGCCCAGCGCTTGAGCCTGGCCGAGGTCATGGACGTCGCCAAGAGTGGCGGCGCGGACCTGACGCGCCCGCTCCTCATGCAGCTGGTGCGCCAGCAGGGAGAGCTACGCTGGAAGGTCTGGCAGGTGGACGTCCCGGCGCCAGAGAAGGAGGCGTAACACATGGCCGACGGCGCACCCCCCCCGGCGCCCGTCACACCGGAGACCCCGCCGACTGGCGGGCCCGCGACGACGCCCACGACGCCACCCGGCGGAGGGTTTGACTGGAAGAGTCAGATCCCCGACGAGCTCAAGGCCGAGAAGGTCTGGGCCGACGTGCCCGACTTCCCGACGCTGGCCAAGCGCTTTGTCGATGGGCATAAGTACAACGTCGGGGCCCTGCGCTTGCCGCCCAAGGGCGCCCGGCCCGAGGCCTGGGACGAGGTTTACAGCAAGCTCGGCCGGCCGGAGAAACCGGACCAGTACGAGGTCACCCCGCCCCCCATGCCCGAGGGCGTGCCGTGGGATACCGGGGCGCAAGCGCAATTTCTGGAGCATAGCCACAAGCTGGGCCTGACCAGCGCCCAGGTGCAGGGCGTGCTCGACTATTACGGCGACTACCTCGCCAAGGGCGTGGAGCAATCGCAGCAGCAGACACGCCAGAGCGCCGAGGACACCCTCAAGAGCCTGGAGCAGGAGTATGGCCCGATCACCTTCGAGCGCCACCTCAGCACCGTGCAGGCCTTCGTGCGGAGTGAGGGCGATCCCGAGCTCATCGCCGAGCTGGAGCGCACCGGCTGGGGCAATCACCCGCACCTGACGCGCTTATTGATTCGGCTGTCGGAGGACTGGAAGAGCGACCAGATCGCCAAGGGCATGAAGGAGGAGGATTTCACCGGCATGCCCAGCCCGCAGGCCGCCGCCGAAGAAGCGAAAAAGATTATGGCCGATATGAAGGGACCCTACTGGCAGCGGAATCATGCGTTGCACCAGGAGACGCGCGCCCAGGTGGCTCGTCTCATGGCGATCGGCTACCCGAATCAGCGCCGGCCGGAGTAAAGCTTGAACGCTTGAACGCGTTCTCGCGTGTTTGATGCCTGCACGCCAGGCGTGTAGGCCACCATGCCAGACACCTCGCAAGAGCCTGGCCGACTTCAGGGACAGACCTGACGTAGGGGCGACGACACCGCCAAGGAAAGCCCGAGCGTCGGACACCTTTCCGCAAAGTGCACCAGCCTCATGCTTTGTGGAGTGTAGGGATGTCCGACCTTATCACCACGGCTTTTGTGAACGAATATAAGATGGGCGTTCAGCTCCTCGCGCAGCAGGAGGGCTCAGTCCTCCGCGACGCGGTGCGCTACGAAACCCAAAACGCCGAGAGCGACTTTTACGACCAAATCGCCTCGACCGCCGCCATTGAAGTCACCACCCGCCACGGCGACACCCCGCTGGTCAATAGCGAGCACCGCCGCCGCCGCAATCAGCTGCGCTTTTTCGACTGGGCCGACCTGATCGATAAAAAAGACAAAATCCAGTTGATCAACGACCCGCAAGGGCCCTACGTGCAGAATGCCGGCTTTGCCATGGGCCGGGCCCTGGACACGGTGATCATTCAGGCCTTCTTTGCCGCCGCCTACACCGGCAAGACCGGATCCACGTCCACCGCGTTCCCGACCTCGACGCATCAAGTCGCCTCGGGCAGCGTCGGGCTCACCGTCGCCAAGCTGCGCGCCGCCCGCAAGATCCTGCGCTCGCGCAACATCCCCAAGAACGAGCCCTTGTTCATCGCCGTCACCGCCACCGAGATCGACGACCTGCTCGGCACCACCGAGGTCACGAGCGTCGATTACAACAACGTCAAGGCGCTGGTCGATGGCAACGTCGACACCTTCATGGGGCTCAAGTTCATCCATACGGAATTGCTGGAGGACGACGCCACGACGCGCAGCGTGCCCGTCTGGGCCAAGAACGGCATGCTCGTCGCCGCCAACCCCGAGATGGAGGTCGATATCGGCCCACGCCGCGATAAGCGCAACTCGATCCAGGTGTATGTGTCCGGCAACTTCGGCGCCACCCGCATGGACGAGGATCGGGTTGTGAACATACTTTGTACGCTCTAATCGCCCGTTGAGGGCCACAGCTAAGGAGTTTGACGTATGGCAACCTTTACGGGCAGCCCCGCCAGTGGCGTGGAATACGCCCTCTATGCGGCGCATGACCTCGTGCCGTCGAGAGACTGGGGCAGCAAGCTGCGCTGCTGGTTTTTCCATTACACGCACAGCCTGGGCGCCGGCCTGGGCGAGGTCAACCTGATTCGCATGGAGCCCGGCAAGCGGCGCATTTTGATCGACCTGTGCCGCATTGTGGCGAGTCAGATGGTGGCGACCGCCGACCTGCATCTGGGCTATCGGGCCTATACCAAGTATGACGGCACGGCCGTCGTCGCCGACGATAACGCCTTCTTGGACAACGCCGACGTGGGCGGCGGCGATATCGATAGCGCCTGGGTGCTGCCCGCCGTGGGGTACTTCGACGTGGACAGCAAAACGAATTTCATCATTTACGCCATGATCGACACCGCGAATATCGAGGACACCGACACGATCAATGGCTGGTGCATCACGCAGGAAGGCAATTAGCGGCAGCCGCCCTCCTCCGCGGCTGCAGGGGTGGCTGTGTAGCCCAGCCGCCCCGCCGCTCTGACAAGGAGCCCTATGCCCTCGGAAGTGAGCATCGTCAACCACGCCCTCGGCCTGATCGGCGACGACGTGATCCTCTCCCTGGGCGACGACTCCAAGCGCGCCCGGCTCGGGAGCCTGCTCTACGCCGATACGCGCGACGCGGTACTGCGGGCGCATCCGTGGAATTTCGCCCTGGCCCGCGCCCAGCTCGGCCGCCTGGCCGCGGCGCCGGCCTTCGGCTATGCGTATCAATACCAGCTGCCGAGTGATCCCTATTGCCTGCGCGTCCTCAGCCTGTCGGCGACCAATCTGCTGTACGCCGTCGAGGGGCGGGTGCTACTGACCAACGAGAGCACGGCGAGCATTCGCTATATCGCGCGTCTCAGCGACCCGGCGCAATTCGACCCGCTCTTTGTCGAGGCCTTGAGCACCCGCCTGGCCTCAGAAATGGCCTACGCCCTGACCGGCAACGCCGAGCTGGTCAAAGTCTTGTCGCAGGTGTACGGCGACAAATTGGCCGAGGCCGCCCAGCGCGATGCGGCCGAGGGCACGACGCAGCCGTACCAGGGGGAGAGCAGCTTTACCGGCCTCGACATCTGCAATCAAGCGCTGGGGGAGATCGGCCTGGAGGCCTTCCTGGCCAGCGATGGCGACACCATGCGGGCCCGCCTCTGCCGGTCGTTCTACGACGCGACGCGCCAAGCCGTGCTGCGAGCGCATCCGTGGAATTTCGCCATCAAGCGCGCCACGTTCTCGGCCACCACGGCGCCGGCCTACGACTGGACCTATGCCTTTACCCTGCCGACCGACTGCCTACGCGTGCTGGACACCGAGACCGCCAGCGACGACTTTGTCGTCGAGGGCCGCACGCTGCTGACCCAGAACGGCGCCCCGCTGAAAGCCCGCTATATCGCCAACATCACCGACACCACGACTTTTGACGCGCTGTTTACCGATGCGCTCATCGCCCGCTTGTCGGCCCGGCTGGCGCTGCCGCTGACCCAAAAGCCGGCCATGGCAGAAGTCAAATGGGCGGAGTATCACAAGCGCCTGGCCGAGGCCCGCGCCATGGATGGCTTGGAGGGCACGCCGCTGGTCACCGAGAGCAACGATTTGCTGGAGGTGCGCTAGATGATGGAGGAGCCCATTCAATCACTCGATCTCGTGCGTGGCTGCCTGCCGAATCTGGGGGCGATTGTCGGGATGTGGCTCCACTTCTGGCCTGGCAAAACCTTCGCCGTGCACCCGCGCACCTGGCATGACCTCATCGTACACTTCGACGCCGCCGACGAGGCGCCGCCCGACACGGTGGTGCTGGACGACCGCCTGGACATCAGCGAGGGGCATGTGGTGCGCCCGCTGCCGGTGGACGACGACGACCACAAGGACGTGACCTTGCGGCTGGTGGAGCCGTAGGAGGGACGCGCATCCCGAGGACACACCCGATTCAATTTTCGCTGACCGCCGGGGAGCTGTCGCCCCGCCTCGATGGGCGCGTTGACTTAGCCAAGTATTACAGCGGCGCCAAGACCATGGAGAACGTCCTCCTCCTGCCCCACGGCGGCGCCAGGCGACGGCCCGGCACGCGCTACCTGGGCGCGCTGAAAACCTCCGCCAGCGCGGCCCGCCTCATCCCCTTCGAGTTCAGCGCCAGCCAGGCCTACATGCTGGAAGTCGGCGTCGGGTATCTGCGCATCTGGCAAGGTGGGGCGCTGGTGGAGGCCTCGCCGGGCGTGCCCGTCGAGCTCGCCACCGCCTTCACCGCCCAGAGCTTGCCCGGCCTGCAGGTGGTGCAGAGCGCCGACGTGCTCTTCTTCGTGCACCTCCTACACCACCCCTATCAGCTGGAGCGCTACAGTCAAACGGTGTGGCAGCTGCGCCTGGTGCCCTTCAGCCCGCCGCCGTCGTATGAGTTCGGCCAGCGCACCACGACGACGCTGACGCCGTCGGCGACGACCGGCGCCGTCACCCTGACCGCCGGCGCCGCCCAGTTCCAGGCCGCCGATGTGGGCCGGGAGGTCCTCGTCAGCGCCGGGGCCTCAGTGGGCGCGCGGGCGACGATCACCGGCTACACCAGCACCACCGTGGTCGACGCCACCGTGACGCAGGCCTTCGCCAACACGGCGGCGATCGCCGCCGCCAGCTGGTCTGTGACGAGCTCCCCACGCACCAGCTGTCGCCCGCATGCCAGCGGCGGGGCGACGACGGCGACGCTCACCCCGTCAGCCGTCACCGGGGCCGCCATCACGCTCACCGCCGGCGCGGCGCAATTCGTCGCCGAGGACGTCGGCCGCGAGGTCCTCGTCCTGTCTGGTACTTCCGTCGGGGCGCGGGCCACCATCACGGCCTGGACCAGTACGACGGTGGTCACGGCGCGCACCAGCCAGGATTTTGCCAACCTGGCCGCCATCGCCGCCGGCGACTGGGCCCTGGCCAGCCCCGACCTGCCCACCGTGGGGGCCAGCCTCAGCCTGCTGCTCGGCGCCGCCGGCTGGCGCACCGGCGACGTGGGCAAGTATGTGCACGTCAACGGCGGCGTCGCCCTCCTGTCCGCCATCACCTCGGCCAACCTGGCCGTGGCCACCCTCTTGAGCGAGCTCGCCACCCTCAGCGCCGCCCCCTCGGGGGCCTGGAGCCTGGAAGAGGCCGCCTGGCAGGACCTCAACGGCTACCCGCAGGCCATCGATTTCTTCGAGGACCGCCTGTGGTTGGCCGGCAGCTCGGCGCAGCCCAACGCGCTCTGGGCCAGTCAATCAGGCGATTATCTCAATTTTGCCGTCGGCTTCAACGACGACGCCGCGCTGGAGTTCCACCTCAACAGCCGTCAGAACAACCGCATTCAGTGGCTGGCCTCGACCCGGACCATGCTCGCCGGCACCCTGGGCGAGGAGTGGCTGATCACCGGCGGCGACAGCGTCATCACGCCGGCCAACATCCAGACCAAGAGCCAGACCACCTACGGCAGCGCCAGCGTCGCCCCCCTGCGCATCGGCAACGTGACGCTCATGCTGCAGCGCAGCCGGCGCAAGGTGCGCGAGCTGGTGTACGACTTCAACAGCGACGGCTACGTCGCCCCCGATTTGACGCTGCTGGCCGAGCATCTCACCGCCGGTGGGATCGTCGCGCTCGCCTATCAGCAGGAGCCCGATAGCGTGGTATGGGCCGTGCGCGCCGACGGCGTCTTACTCAGCATGACCTACAAGCGCGATCAAGACGTCGTCGGCTGGTGTCGCCAGGTGACGCGCCCCGGCGACCTGTTCGAGTCCGTCGCCGTCATCCCGCACCCCGACGGCGACCGCGATCAGGTGTGGGTGATCGTGCAGCGCTCGATCAACGGCGCCAGCCGGCGCTATGTCGAGGTCCTCGACGACGGCGCGTGGCTGTTCGACTGGGCGCCGCTGCAGACCGATTGTGCCCTGAGCTATAACGGCGTCGCGGCGACGACGATCGGCGGGCTGGGGCACCTGGAGGGCGAGACCGTGGCGATTGTCGGCGACGGCGCGGTGTATCCCGACGGCGTCGTGAGCGGCGGCGCGATCACCATCGACCCGGCGGCCACGGTGGTGGAGATCGGCCTG